GATGACGATGATGATGATTAATTAAATAATAAATTATAAAATATAATTTATTATATATGAGTGTTTTTACCAACTGTTTGAATAAATTTTTTAAAGAAAATGAAAACATTGATAATATTTCTGGTAAAAAAATAATAGAATTAGTTAATAAATATGATATAGGTACTCACAATATTTTAGGAATATTACAAGGTAATAAATTTAATTGGTCTTGGTCAATACCATCATTTAAAAGTCAAGATATAGTAAATGAAGGAGTAGCATATAAATATTTGAATTATGGTTTATCGATTTTTAAAGATCAAAAACAATCAGAGTTAAATAATTTTAAGTTATATACTAGATATATTTTAACTAGATCACAAATAGAAGTGAATAGTGAATATGAGCTAATATGGTTATTAAGTGTATTAAATAATGTAAAAAATAAAGATAATATTATATTAATTAATAAAATTAATATTGATGGTGATTTAAAAAAGAAAAATTGGGAGAAGAACATGAAACAGATAAAGTATAATGAAGTTAACTTGAATGATGAGAAACATTATTATAAAATATATGAAATACCAAAAAAGTATTTAGAGTAATGGATTATATCTAGGTTCATCTAATTTGTGAAGTTGTACAGTAAAGGATCCATTATTTAACAGAGGAATATTAACATTATCATTATTAAATAATTCTTTAGTATTACTAATTTGTACTTTAATTTGACTACCACCATGATCAGACATCATACCATAATATTCATATTGTGTACTTCCAGGATACTTTTGTCTACCGAATAACTTTACAAGTTTTTCATCAGATCTACGGATAAGATTACCTATATACTGGAAATTATCAGCATATCCTCTAGTAGGAAAATTGATAGGAATATTATTTTTACCATAAACATGTCTAGGCATTCTACGAAATGGTGCTACTAATGGATTATTTAAAACTGCTTGATCTCTTTCCATAAAGGAGTCTTCTTTTTTTACTTTATTACCTGTAAATACTTTATTTATAATAATAGGTTGCTTAAATAATTTAGGTTTAGCTCTAATAAAATAGATAAGTAATATAATAAGAAAAAGATATACGATTTCTTCTTTTATACAAAATATTGGCATATATATAATATAATGAAAATAATTAGCTTTATATTTGGAGTAATATTGTCTTATTTTATAATTAATTTTATTATAAAAAGTAAAAAACATGGATATAATTCAAATCAGGTAAAAAAAGTTTTAATAAATGATGGAAATGAGAAATTTAGATATATACCAGTTACATACACATGTATTTATGATATTAATCATTCATAATGAGTTCTAAAATATAATAAAATTTATATTTTAGATATATGACAAAAAAGAATGGATTTAATATATTTGGTGAATTTAATAAAGTACAAGGTAATCAAATTATATGTCATATTGTTGGATTAGATCCATTATCTAAAGAATTAATTATTAAAAATTTTGTAAACAGTTCTCAGTTAACAATATTAGATTTAGATAAATTGAATGAGATATTATTTAATGAAAATGAAAAAATAGAAAATTTAGATAAAAAAATAAATAACTTAGAAAATAAAAAAAATAATAAAAAATTAGACAGTAATGAGAAAGAAAAATTAAAATTTTATAAAAAAAAATTATCAAAATTATGGAAAGAGTGTTTTAAAACAGAATTAGATAGTAATGTAAATCCAATAAAGACAAAAATATTAATAATAGGGAATTGTAACCTTTATAATAATATTAGAGTATTTCATAATATAAGTAGTAAATTAAAATATATAGTTAAAATTAATTATGATACGCATATTGAAAAAATTATTGAGAATAATTTAAATAATTTTAAAGATGATATTATTAAAGGTGAATTTCCATTAGAATATATTTCAAAAGATTATTTATTAAAGAAACGTCAACAATTTGATAATTACTATATAACTAAGGGCTACAGTATGCAAACAATAGATCAAATAATTTTTACAATTAAAAGTAATATAACAAGACATAATAATTTAGAAATTCCAATAAATTTATTTTACGCATCAATTGATTTATGCAAAAATAAGATATATCCTAAGAGTGATAATCATTTCATAGCATATTCTGATGATGCTTATGCAATTTTAGCATTACTGGAAAATTCACTTTTAGTAAATAATGAAATAAAAATACATCCAAATGATATAAAATTAGTCAATAGTAAGATTTATTTATACAAAATTTCAAGTAATAATTTTATTAAATACAATGGTTTAGATTCAAAAACATATGTAACAAGTTTATATGCCAAAATAGTTCATACAATTGAAATAAAGAATGTTTTAGAGGCTTTACAAAGAAGAGGTTATTGTATTTCATATATTTAAAAATATGATAATAATATTATCTATATGACATTCAAATTATTAGGAATTAATAATAATGATTTTTATTCTGAAGAATTATACGATAAAATAAAAAATAATTCAATAGAAGAGTTTAATAAAGAATTTGATAATATTATTGCAGAATATGAATTTAAAAAAGAAACATTAATTGAAACGGTGGTTAATTACTTGGATACAACTTATGATTCAATAACATTTTATTTAAAGACTTCAACAATATATGAAGATGGTGAATATTTGATTCAGATGATGAATGTATCAGATGATGATATTTTTAAGGCAAAATTATATACAAATGAAAAATACAAGTTTAATTATTTAGGCAAGTTATTATTAAATTCGGATGAGAATGTGAATGGTAAATTTGTCATTTTTTCGTATAAGATAAATAAAGATAATACATATGATTTTTGTGATATGACAAGAGAGTTATTTAATATGTTAGTAAAAAGAAATTTATTCAAGATAGGAATAATGATAAATTTAGATGAAGTAGAAGAAATATACATAGATGAAAAGTTTAATTTATATGATAATAAATTTAAAACAATGAATATGAATATAAACAAAGTACAAAATCATGATTATAATGAGGAAAATGTTGCAAATTTTAAGTTAGGAATTGTTACTCCATATACAGACGATATATATCATAATGATATTTTAGTAAAGTTAACAAGTAATTATAAGTATAAAGGTGAGATAGCATATATATTTTCATACATGAGTGATAAGAATTACAACTGTTTAGATAATTTGACATTAAAAATATTTAAAAAATTATTAAATAGGGATAAAGAAAAAGATTTTAGTTTTCCTATTCATGATAAAAAAAAATTTATATATAATAAATTTACTATGTTAGAATAATAATAATTTTTTATTATTGATTTAATAATGAGCGGTGCAAATCAATCAAACAGACCAAATACAATTGATATTCAATTAATTAACAAAAATTTATCAGAAAAGATAAATGCGATAAAGAATACTGGCCATATAGAAAAAATTTCCGAAGAAATAAAAGTAATGGCGAATAATATTACAAATCAAGATTTAAACACGATGAGGGTAGGAAAAGATGCAGAACAGATGGTAGAAGAGAATAATAAAAAAGGTGGTATAGGATCAAGTATATTTAAATTTTGTAAAAAACCAATAATATTAGTATTATTATACATGCTAATACATAATAAATTATTTTTAAAGTATGTATTAAATAATGTCAAAGGTTTTGCAAATATAGAAAATCAGTATTTAAGACAATTAATAATGGCAAGTATATTAACATTATTATTTTTAGTGACAAAAAGTATCATTTAATTCCTTTTATAATGAGGAATCCAATTTAGTTTTTTTAATAAATGATTTAAATTATTTATTATTAATTTTTTATTTTTATCACAAACTTTAAATTTCAAATAAATATTAAAATATGTATTATCAGTTTCAGTAATTGATGAAAAATAAACATCGATACTATTAATAACTCTATTATCAGGCATATATCTGTACCTATAACTAGTTTCTTTAAAATCAACATGATTTTCTTTCAAATCTGGGAAATTAGTTGGATCTAAAACCCTATTATCACAATTTTTTATACATACTGTTGATTTATTAATATTACAAACTAATGTTTTTAATATTTCCTTTTCATAGTAATAGTATCTGTTTCCAACTTTTCTTTCTTCATAATTATTAAATTGCTTTACATTAGAAATAATTTTTTTTGGTTTATGCTTTGTCAGTTTTTTCATATTATTTTGCATGTCGAAATATTTTTTTTTATTCATTCTAGTAGATAAAACATTACCTTGTTTTTGATTTATAATATTAATTTCTATAAAACTTAATTTTTCTGGTATTGATATAATCTCATTTATATTTTTATACATTTATTATAATTATATCTATTAGTTATAATTATTTAAATCAATTTTATTGATAATTTTGAAATTCTTCACTATTTACTGTAACTTCTTTATCAGCTGTTACTTCACCTTCACGAAACATACCCCTTAAACCTTTTGGTACTTCTATCATATCAGAATATAATTTTAAAGTAGTTTCTGCAGCTTCTAATGCATCTAAGCCACTTTGAGTAAACTTATATTTTTTTCTATCTCCATTAATAGTTAATCTAATTTTTTTTACGGTTTTAGATTTTTCATCAATAGAAATATCAGTAATATATGAAGCAGAACTAGCTACAAGAATTTCAGAACTTTTTAGATCTTTATCAAAAATTTCATATTTAACCTCACCATCGACTGAATAAGAAAGTGAAGATTCACCATCTTCACTTTTATTAATACTAAGACTGAAATCTAGTGGTTCATTTGAATCATCATATAATTTACCAATTAATTTAATATCATCTTCTTCTACAGCTAATAAATCAAAATTAGAATTTGATACAAATAATAATTCTTTAACTCCAATGTCTAAATTAGCATATCTTACACATACTGCGAACTGAACAACTCTACTAAAACCACCATTCTTATATTTTTGAAAATAACCATGTAATTTACTAATTTTATTATCTCTATCACCCGTAATTTTAGAAGAGTATTCTCTATGTTCATTAAAAATTTTAAATTCATCTTTAGGTCCTTCAATAAATGGACTTCTGTCCTTAATTTTAAATGCTTTATCAAAAAATCCACCACCCTCATGATCAATAGAACTTACTTCAATTTCATTGAAACCACCATTTTGATTTAAATTTTGTTTATTAATTTCAGACATTATATCAATATATTTTGCTTTATATTTAATATATTTATCTCTATACATATATTATTTAGAAATATAAAAAATTGATAAATAATTATTTTTATACGATAATATAAAATTATGTCAATGTTAGCTGAACAAATTATGAATAAATATGCTCCTTTTGTAGGAAAGCACGAATTTGATCATAACTTATTAAGAAAAAATTTAATAGTTCATAATCAACAAAAGTATAATAATTTTTCACATCAACATAATGTATTTATGCATATCAATAGTGAAAGTAAAAATAAAGTAATAATGAATCTATGTATATGGATTGTTACTGAATTTAAAAAGTTAAATTTAAATAAAAACTATGTAATGTTTAATTATATAGTTAGGTGTAAGCATATTATGAATAAATTGAAATCATGTTATGATGGTTACAATATCAATTTTTATAATAACTTTTGTAAAGATTTAGTAAAGTTATTGAGCAAGGATAAAATAATTAATTATATTATTGCTGAATTAAAAAAAGATGAAAAAATTTTAAAAATTTATTATCAAAAATTATATACATTATTTGATAATAGTAAATTAAATTTTCAATTTAAAAAAAATATAGTTAAAAAATATTTTGATATTAACTTTAAAAATGATGATGTAAATCGATTTAATAGCGTAAAAATTATAAATCATTTGAAAGAATTAGAACCAATTTTAGTAACAGAGGAAGAGAAAAATTTGTTTAAATATCAATACTTAATAGAATTTTTAAATTATTCGAATACTATTAAATTTATAAATTATACGACTTTACATAAAAACTTTTTTGATTTACTAAAAATAAAAAATTTAAATCCAAAAGATGAGATAAAAAACTTATTTAACTATATGTATATTTTTAAAAGCAAAACAGATTTTTTAAATAATAAGCTTTTTATTGTGTTTTCCACTATTATAAAGAACAATAATTATTTAGATAAAAATTTAATTTTGAAATTTTTAGATAATGATTTCTTAGAGTATATATGTTTAGTTTTTCATCATGAATTATTAGAAAGTAAAATAAATACTGATAATGTAAATGAATATATATCTTATTTAAAAATAATACTAAAAATATTAAATGAAGATTACATAAAAAATATGTTAAATTTAGTAGATAATAAAGTATTAGTATTTTTAAATAAATACATAAAATTTCTTAAGAAGAGAATTATATTTAATAAAGATTTTAAATTAGAGAATGAAGAAAATATTTATTTGAACCTAAAACATGAAAAGTCTATAAATCTTAATAAATTGGATGCTGTTATAAATGATATTAAAATATCAATAACATGTAATAATAAATTATCAAAAACAAAATTATCATTAAACGATGATACATATGATAGTTTATTAAAAAATAAATTTGATGAAATAAAAGGAAAAATAGAACCATATTACTTTTCAAAATATACAAACAAAAATATTAAATTGTTTAAAATTGATGGTACTGGTAATAGTGATCTTGATCTTGCAATAAAAATATCAAAAAATAATTTGAAACAAAGATTAATGCATGATTCAAAAATAGAAATTTCAGAAACCGAGGGTATATATGATTTTAATGCTAAAATTAATAATAAATTAGTTAGAATAAAAGCTAATCTAAGGGAGTTTTATTTTTTGAATTATTTTTTTAAAGATTCAAGTAATATTACAGAATATGAGATTTTTGAAAAAGAAAAAGAGTTAAATTACAAAAATAATGAATTGCAAAAAACCTTATATAAATTAATACTAGCAAATTTGGTTGTCAAAACTATAGACAATAACTTTACATTAAACAAAAAATTAAATATTGATGATATTGACTTATATGATTATCAATATGATTTTAAAATAAATAATAATAATAAAAATAAGCATAAGGAAAGAAGTAAAGATGATAAAGTTTTTATAACTCAAGCACATATTGTCAAATTAATAAAACCTTATTCTGACATAAGTGTAAAATTGGATGCTATTTACAGGCAAACTGAATTTAATGTCAAAAAGTATTTTAAATTATGTGAATCAGTATTTTACGATGCGATTGAAAAACTGATATTAAAAAACATGTGTCGAGTACATAATAGCAATGGAGATGTTGAAATAAAAAAAGGAATTGAATTTATAGTACAAATAAAAAAATTATGCAATGAAGATGATCTTCAGATTAGATATGTTGTATAAAAAAATTGATTTTTGAATATATATA